ACTTGTCCCAATTCCCAAGCTCTCCGCACTCGCATCCCAGAAGAACTTTGGCGTGGTGCCTGTGTCCTCGTAGAAGCTGATGTCGCCGTTGTCAGAAAATAATGCAATGGACTTGCCGCCAGTGCTAGTGCTATCAGTACCAACTCTGAATACTTTACCTGTTTCATTGTTATTACTATCAATGTTTAAGTAAATACTTTCATCAGAATTAATTACACCGTTTGCGCCACCCTCTCCACCTATCGTTAAAGTGGTGCTAGATAAGGAAGCAAAATTATTAACCGTCAAAGTACCCGTGACGTCTACGCCTGTGCTGGTGGTGGCGAGTTTTACCCCAACAGTTCCACTAGCATTATGCGATAGTTGAACCCCCGCAGAAGGTGTAACTACTAAAAAATCATCTGCGCCAGAAGCTGACTGTATTACAGTTTTATTTGCTTGGATTTGTAAATCACCGCCACCACTTTCATTAATAACAGAATGATCGCCTGTTGCAGTATGGTAAATCTGTAGGTCAGACCCAGCGCCAAAGATGGCTTTGACGTTATCACCCATGCTTAGGTTGCCCGTCATGGTATCGCCAGTTGTCTGAACGAAACCAGAGCTATCTATGGCTGCGTCTTGCCAAGCAGAACCATTGTAAACCTTCAGTGTGTTGCTGGTGGTATTGAAGTGGAGATCCCCAGCATTCAATGCGTCACCATCGTTATCCGTAGTAGGATCAGACGCATTACTCCCTAGGTATGTGTCATCGAAGTTGTCAGCTGCTAAGGCTGCAGCGGCTGCACTAGAGGCTGCTTGAGAGGCTGATGATGCAGCATTGGTTGCACTGGTGTTTGCATTAGATGCACTGGTGCTTGCCCCAGAGGCACTAGTGGAAGCAGCGGTCGCACTTGATGCAGCATTGGTCTCACTAGTGGCTGCAGCTGTTGCGCTGGTTGCTGCGTTGTTCGCCTGCGTAGTTACAGATGTTACATAGCCCGATGCTGCAGAAGCACTAGCAGCCGCGTTGGTTTCCGAGGTGCCAGCATTGGTTGCACTGGTTGCTGCAGATGTAGCACTATTGGCTGCGTTAGTTTCACTGGTGGCTGCATTGGTCTCACTGGTAGCGGCGTTAGTTGCACTAGAGGCAGCGTTGGTTGCACTTGTTCCAGCGGTAGATGCACTCCCTGCAGCTGCAGTAGCACTTGTGGCTGCATTAGACGCCTGGGTAGTTGCAGTAGCAGCTGATGCAGATGCGTTAGTTTCACTGGTCGATGCATTGGCTGCACTCGTAGTAGCAGTGGCTGCACTGTTGGAAACATTAGTCTCTGAAGATGCAGCGTTAGTGGCACTGGTAGCTGCCTGGGTGGCACTGGTAGCCGCCTCAGTAGCGCTTGTGGCTGCGTTAGTTTCTGAGGTTGCAGCTGCCTCTTTTGCGCTCGTAATAGATGAGACGTCAGCTGAGGTTATCCCGGTATTACTATAGAAACTTGAGTTGGACATAACTATCGATCTTTCACTCTATGTAGAGGCTTGAAGGGCGAATGACTTGTGTGGTTCCAGAGAGGTCTGCCTGGTCGGCATGGTCCTGGATCTCACTGATGAACTGGGACGCCTTCTGTTCAAACAGGGGCCCACGTTCATCCATGAAGTAATCTGAAGCATACCCTAGTGCAGTGTAGGTCAAAGCATCAGACCCCATCACTGTTAGTGTATTAGAGTCAGCATCAGTGGCTAGAGTTGGAAAGGTGCTGTAGTAGTCCAGCTGCACAGTCCCAGAGGATGGCACAGGGTACAGGTAGATGTTCTCACGTTGACGCATGAAGAACCTGGGTGANCCNGTTTCTCCAAGCTCTATGAGCTCATTCATCTCACGGTTTGGTATGCGGTCTAAGGTATTACCAGCGTAAGACACATTGATGATCTCTAGGAGATCGTTAGGGACCACAATGAAGCTGGTGCTACCAACCACAGCATAATCCAGACTACGCTCCATAGATGGTACTCTGAGCAGCCTTTGTATTCTGGCAGTAGCTTGGTCAATAAAGGTGTCTGCCAGGGTATCACTGCAGTCTGTGCGATTAAGTAGGGCCTTAAAGTGGACCCTGATTTCACCTTTGTTCATCTAGGCATACCTTTTCTTTTTGGGCTTTGCTTTTGGCTTTGGCTTGGCTGTCTTGGCAGCTGCCCGGAAGGCCGCGTCAGTGGGGGCACCTTTGGCACCCTTGCGCCGGGGTCTCTCACCGCGCTTACGTTTGGCGTGGATATTCGCATAGAGACCCATCCTACATGCCTCCTTTGAGGCACTTGCCAGCTAGAGAACAGGTGCCGGGGGTCTTACAGGTTTTGCAGGGCTTAAACCCGCCTTTTCCATATGCCATCGTTAGATCCTCTTGTTGGTTGCCATGAAGCCATCGAGGGCTTGGTCTTTGAGGCGTTTGACAATCTCTTGTCCTGTGGCTTCCCAAATGTTGAAGCCTTCGCGCATCCACTGTTCAGCTACGGCTGTAGGGATGCTTGCAACACGCATGAAGTCACCCTCTTTGACATGGTCTGAGGCATTACGACTGTCCTTCAGATCGTCTAGGAAGTCTTGGGTGATGTTCTGTGTGTTCTTTTGAATGATGTTGCCTAGGTTCTCTAGGTATTCTGTTTGAACACCGAGTAGGCTGGGGGTCTTCTTATCTGACATTAAGCTTTCCTTTTGGACAAAGAAAAAGGGCCACCAAAGGAAGCCCAGGGAAGGAGAGCAAACAAAAACCCTGGGACCGCCTAAGGTGGCCCTTTCATAGGTCGAGACCTATTCGTTTAGACTTATGACAAGCCTGTGATCATCCCAGAATCTGAGAAGTTAGAGTGCTTACAAGAGTACTCTCCGACCACGAAATGCTTCTCGCTGTCACCAGCTGAAGCCAACAGTGTGCGTGTGAATGGACGCAGCACACATGTCTTGAACATTGATGGGTCGATCAAGAAGGCATGTGTAGTCAACTGGTGGCGGTTCAAGACCACTTTGTATTCTCCGTATGGAGACACATAGAGATCAATCACGTTCACCAAGGATTTACCCTGCGCGAACTCACGGTTACGACCAGAAGAGGCCGCAAAGCCAGCAACGATTTGGGCGTCAGCTGGTTTAATCATGAATACGCTTGGGTCAGACCCGTTGTTGAAGCAGTCTTCGCCTAGCTCAAGCAGTTTAGCTTCAGTCAACGCATCGGTTGCGTTAGCACCCGCGTCCACTGTAGTTGAGATCTGTTGAGAGATTGAAGCCATCTCACGTGCTGTAGAGGCATCGCCAGCTACTGCAGCGTTGTCCACGCCAATCAAAGCCCGTTCCAAATCGCGCTTGATTTCCTTAAGTGCACGGCCAAGTTGATACGCAGTTTCCTTGGCACGGCCATAGGTTTTAATCGCGTCAGCTGTTGCTGATACTTGGAACGCCTTATGCAGGATCTGGCATTGGTTCGTGCGTGAAGTAGCTGCAGTCAATGTTGCCATTGAAGCATCTGCCCCTTCAACTTGAGCGTTGTTAGCCGCTGCAGCCAGTGAATCCTCAAGCCACTCAAAGTTACGTGCTGAAACCTTCTCAGATTTCATCATGCTAAACATTGGGGTGTCTGTGGGTGTAATATCACTTATGATATCACTGACGTCTTCGGCACGGCCGACTTGGTTGTATGTAGTATAGGTAGCCATTGGGCTACTCCTTTCGCTGAGTGATTATTGCTCCCAACGCCTTAGCAATGCATCTGCGATATCATCGAGATCACCAGAGCGACTTGGGTTATCCCTTAGACGCTTTGAGGCTTCGCGTGACTTGCGAACCCGTATTTCCTGGTCGGAAGCTGGTGCTTTCTTTGAACGTAAGACCTTGCCCTTGGATGTCTTGGATTTGATCACCTTGGCCTTCGCTTTCTTTTCAGAGGCAGAGGCTTTGGTTTGATCATAAAGACGGGCCTTGTTCAGTATCATGATCACTTGGGGATCCACATACTGATCAACTTGTTCCGAGGGTAATCCCTGCGACACGGCATATGTGCGTATGTCGTTATACAGTTCATTGCCCCACTCTGGCAGTTGTTCCTGGAGAACCTTAACACACTCTTGGGCAGCTGCTTGTTGCTGTTGCCGGGATTGTGCCTGGGCCTCTTGGTAGAACTGGTCTGCTTCCTGAGATAGGAACCTGAGGTCATCTTCTGCTTCCTTGGCTTCCTTGCGTAGAGCAGAGAAGTCTTCCTGGGTCATCTGGCGACTAGCGACCAACATGTCCACTTCGGAATAAGGTTTGTACCGGGCCTGCGCCCGTTGCAGAAGTGTTTGGTATCGTAGGTCTGCTTTGCTTAAGGCCTCTTCGGCCTCTTTGCGTTTGGCAGCGGTTTCTTGAGACTTTCTGGTTAAAGACGCCTCTTGACCATAGAGTCGCTTTAGATCCTTTACGGATACCTGTTTGTTCTCTCCATCGACTTGGACTTCGACCATAGCATCTTCTGACAGAGTTGCTTCTTGAGCCTCTTCATTGTCATCTTGATCCTCTTCTTGGTCGTCCTCTTCGTCTTCATCGGAACTATCAGGGTCCTCATCAGTTTCTTCTTCGATCTCTTGGTAGTCTTCGTCTTCGTCAGTTTCAGACAGATAATCCTCATTAGTCTCTTCTTCGAGGGTGCTGTCTGTCGCCTCTAGTTCATCACTTTCTTCAGATAGGTCTTCACCGTCTGTCCAGCGGTCTAGGATGGCATCTGCGGCATCATCTAAATCTAATGCTCGCATCTGAGGGGCGGTATCTTGGACGTTACTCATATGGTCCTATGCTTCCTCTTGGCTGTTGTCGCCTTTGGCAAGGATCTCGTCACGGACGGACACTTGCTGCTTCAGTGTGTTCACTACATCGACTAATGCTCTGTAGTGGGTAAACGTGCGCTCACGGTGGTCTCCATCTTCGGGCTTTGAGTTTACAAAAGCTTGGAAGGTGGCCTCGACAAGTCCGTTGATTACACGGTCGAATGCTTCAGTTGACAATAACGCCTCAGCGTCATCACCGATCTGAACTAGTTGCTCTTCTTGGGTAGTCATTTGCTCTCCTTAGGGGGAAATGGGCGTTAGCCCGTTGGTGATGCTATTGCACGTACATCATCGGCTGTTTTCGCTATCTGTAGCTCTTCACCGTCAACGTATTGCTTGTGCTCTAGCTGTGCTTCTTTGAGATCCATGCTGTCGCTCTGGATTGCAAAGTTGCGCTCTGCCTTCATCTGTTCCAGCTGTAGTTTCATCTGGGCAATTTGGGCATCCATCTGAGCCTTCATCTCAGCCACGGCTGTCTGACGCTCTTGGAGTTCTAGTTGTTTCATTGCTGCCTGTTGCTGCATCTCTTGTGCTGGGTCAGGCTGTTGCTCTGGTAGCTGATCTGGTGGCGTCAGGTAGTCATTGACGTTCTTGATGCCATTGTTCTCCATGACATGGGTCATCAGCTTGTACTGGTTCTGTGGTGTATACATAGAAGACAGGTTTGGATCCCCTACCATCAACGTATGCAGCGCCAGGTACTTCTGAGCCTCTTGTTCTTGCTCACCGTAGCCAAGGTGCATCTCAACCACGACATCACGCTTGCTGCGCCACTGTCCTGGGCTCACTGGTACAAACTGACCAGCAATCTCAACGACCTTATCTTCAGACTCATTCTCCACGACCAGCTGGTAGATGCGCTGGTACAGAGGTTTTAAGAAGTTGTTCGCAAAGTTACGTGCAATGATCTTCTGGCGTTGCTGAGACATAGTCGCCAGCTGTTCCACCATAGCAGCTGAGTTCTGCTTACTGATGGCATCCTTGTTGAGGCCCTGAGATAGGCGGGAGACGCCTGTGGTGTCCTCTTTGTCATCATCAA